GTATTATGGTGAATATTTAAATCTACATTAGGTCGACCCGCGCTAGGTCCAGCATCTACATGGATACCACAATCAGCATCAATGACTAAATTCTGATAAGTTTCAAAACTTGCCCCTTGTTGAACATTTATTCCAAAATGCCCCCTCTTTAATAAGTTGTATCTGACCGTTCCTGTTGTTGAAATAGCATTACGAGATTCTTTCTGGTAAATACCGTAACCAAAATCCTCTAAATAACAATGTTCCATAACCCAATTAACACTGTTGTAAACCTCAAAACTTGAGTTGTTCTGATGTATTACTAACCCTTCTGTCCTACGAACATACCCATAACAAGAACAATCAACCCATCGGGCGTCTACTGCCCCTTCCATGTAAAATGGGTTCGCATTAAATCCAGCGGCGTATGTTAATAAATTATACCCTCTGTCTATCCTGCAGCGTCGATACTCGCATCCCGTGGAATCCCCTAAGAGGAAAATACCAGCATTTGGCGCCGATAAACAATCTGGCTCAAAAGCATAAAATCCATCAAAAACCACATAATTAGACCCAGCCAATGGTCCCAATACAGGATTAATATCACCTGGCTGTTGTAAAATCACTCGTCCTGATGCGTTATAGGCTGCTGGATTAGCAGCAAAGAATATTAATGGATCATTAATGGTGCCACTTCCAGCTGCACCGAATGAGGGTATCCACCTTGAGGTGGTAATGTTGCCTATATAAGTACCATCCGCAACCTGGACATGATTTGACCCTGATGCTCGCAAACAGGCTGTGCCTAAGTTAGTGGGCGTACTTGGGTTTGTCGCATTAGCCCATGATGTGGTCCCTAAATCATCGTAATCATTAACAGCCCCGATTATATTAGCGTACACATCCACATAATGTGTAGGTGTATAGGTACTAATTATAGCCTGTATAAGGCGGCTACCGGTCAACCCTACATTTTGCCCAACTGTCTCGCCAATATTTTCTCCTATTCCCACGCAATTAACCCTGTAATCATGAATATAATAAACACTTAAATGTCCCTGATTAATAAGCTTATCGGCTTCCTGTTGTGCTTTACGTTCAGTGGTGTGATTTGAATGGGGTACCGTATCTCCATCACAAAAGACTGAGTAATAACCAGATCCCTCTGCACTATGGTTAATTTCTTCATACGGCATTATCGAGTCCCTGGATAAAACGCACTCGCATTCCCCCCGGTTCTAATCACCATCGCGTTTTCGTCAAACACACCGCTGTTAACTGTATCTTTTAAATTAATAATCAATGTTTTTGCTTGCGTCTGAGCTACATCGGATGGTGTCCAGTAGTACCAACCTTTGTCAATTTCAGTCACCTCTAACCCAATATTCGCAAATGCGCCTTGATCTTTACTCAGCGCGAGATCCGCGTTGACTAGTGTCAATCCTGTGATACCTACACCGTTTAAAGTAATTTTGAATGGAATAGGCTCCGTGGTTCCGTAAGGATAAGGTTCTGACAAGGCTATTTCCTCTTGCGGGTATGACCACTACCCAACTGGTATTGGGCTGTTTTGCTGTGTGCCATTTGGAGCGCTTCCGCTTCATCCTGCCGGAATATTTCCGCCAATTTTTCGTCACGCATAACACGTCTGGCCATCCGTCGCCCCGCCCTCATTCTGATTAATTCCTGAACGTTCAATATAAATATATTGGTTGTACCCTCGGCGGATAACTCCGCTGGCTGCTTCAGATAAGCCATTTTGAGTGTATACGCACTGTTTGGGATAGGTCCGAGCCGTAACTGATTACGAAATACGCAAAATTCCTCAGGATATCCCGAATAATTCGAGCTGGAAACATAAGAGTCTTCCATTTCCTGCCAGGTACGTTCTTTTAGTGGATACGAATTACTGCCAATCTCAATGCTTAATGAATAATTAAGCCCCCAGTCGTCCGGTAGGTCCAAGTACTCCTGATCCTGTACGGTTTGCGCTGTGGCGATTTCATCGTTAAACCAGAACGGTTTCTGAGAGTAGTGTTCAACGGCTTCAGATATATAGGTGTGCGCCTGGGCTGTTAATTGCCCGACTCGGTCCAATTCATCCAATAGCGTGTTGCGTGCAATCTGTAACGTGCTCACCCAGTTCTCCTATGGTTTCAGGTGAGTATAGCCATGATCGGTTACAAGTCATCCCGTTGTGAGCAATTAAGCATTTGACGACGCATATCAAACCATTCATTGGAGTAGTCCACATGCTCGTATTCAGTGAACCATGGGCCACCGACTGTCCAGTGTACATTCTTCACGCTATCCGGCCCCCCTTTTAATCCCTCGGGGTTATATTCACTGACCAGGAAATTCCACTCAATAGGCAGACTACCGATCTCGCTATCTTTTAACCAGGTGAAACGATGAAGATCCAGGCCACTCAACCGCTCGACCATGTAAGGGCGGACTGTTCGATTGGATTCATGACCACAATTCCAGAGTACAAAGGACGACCAGTTTTTGCGTGGATAAGGAAGCTGTTTATTTCCGAGATACTTAATATCGTCTCTCGGTTCATAATCATGCTGCACGCACAACATAGCGTATTTGTCGTCACGATAATCGAGTAATTCTTTGATATCGCACCTTATCATCATGTCGCAATCCATAAACAGAGCCCACCCTTGGTAATCCTGAAGCGTAGGCACCAGGAAACGAGAGAATGAAAACTCATTCGTCTGTTTTGGATCTCGCGGACGTTGAAACCAGCTCCGCAAGTTGTACAGATTAACCGGCGTTATACGAACAGGGATAGACGACTGACTCAGTATCGAGTGACACAAAGTATGATAGGCGACTGCCTCCACTGGATCATAGCCAATGTAGATATTAAACGGTTGTTGCATCCCGATCTCCTTGGCAACAACCTCGTGATATTATTAATTATTGTTATTATGTTTTTTAAACAGGTGACTGACGTTTTTTTGGTTTAGCAATCACTATTAATCCCAGATCGTAAGGCTCTACTCGCTCCAGATCAAAATGATGGGTTAATTGTTCCATCCACCACAATGCATCCTGTTGGATTAAATGAGCGTTACGACCATCGGGTAGTTTCTTCCTCGCAGGTCCAGTGGCTATGGTCATAAAAGCCCTGATCCTGGTTAATCCTGCAATATGCATTAACACCGCTTGAAGCATATTTGGTTCAATATGTTCCATTACATCCGTAGCAGTGACAATATCAGCCGGGGAGGGTAACCCCGACAAATCGGGAATGGCTGGATCATATTCGGCCAGCTCCAATCCTTTCATGCAGTCTCTCAGCGCTCGACCAAGTCGCTGTTTACCGCACCCATAATCCAGCAAGTTCTGTGCATCGTATTGGTTACACAGTTTTCTTACGCGACCCAACCACTGAGCACCACCGGCACCCATACCGTTCTCTTTGTGGTACATCGTCATTAATTCTCGATACTCTGGGCTGATCAAGTCTGTCATTGTATCCGTACCACAGCCATTTTAGTAACACCACCCCCATTAACCGGATCTGCTATTGGTAGCACTTCATATGGGCGACCACTTTCCGCCAGCACCTGATTGGCTCCCCATTTACACAAATCCTCGTCTGGCATTTCTTCGTAATAATCATCGAAGACAATCACAGTACCTGGCTTGCTGGCTTTCAAAGCATTATTAAAATCATTTCGAATGGTTTCCACGGAATGACCGCCGTCAATATAAATCAGGTCAGCTTTGCGATCCTGATTATCCCTCAACCATCCAGGGAACGAGAGATTGGTATCACCCACCACCAGCTCTGACTCCAGGCCATTCTGGGATAACACAGTACCTACCTGATCAGCGGTAAAATGCTGTTTAACGTTCTTTTCCTTTTCGTCCGTCTCTGGCGTCGCGTGCTCAAATAAATCGAACCCAACATATTTCATATCAGGCGCATTCATTTTCATTTCCAGCGCCCTTAATCCATTCCATGTGCCTATTTCTATAACCAGCTTTGGTTGCAATTCATTAACGATTTCCATTAATTGAGAATAACGCTGTGGGCCGCGCCTATCTTTTAATGAGCCTTTAAAATGCCTGGCCTTGCCGGCAAACACTTTATCAAAAACATTATCAGGCCCTTTGTTTATCTCCACATCGAGGCATAAATCACGACCGCTAAATTGCCCCTGTTCCCTGACAATATCCAGTAAGAAAGAATCATGCCATTCTGGAAGTAATAGAAATCGACCACTCACGATCAGGTCAAAGTAGGTCATCCAGAATGATTCGTTTTGCTCGTGCGCCATATTCCAGCCCACAAACGATGCGCAGGTGTGCCACGTGGGTCTCCCTAAATAGACCATGAATTCGCCACCTTCAAACATCATGCGGAAATAATTTTCTGTCAATGGGGCGTCAATAATAGTATCGGCGTCTATCCAGAAGAGATAACCATCAAAATCCGTGCCCGCGACACATTGGGCGAATATCTTACGTACGAATTTGTACGCATTATATTTATAATTCATCGGCATATCTGCTCTGAAATACCCCTTAGTCATCGAGAAACAACTAAGGGCGGCCAATACCTGTGAACTGCCGGGTATTTTTAACAGATTCTTATAATGCACTCGTGGATTGTTCTTTGAAACAAAATCCTTTTTATTCGGATTCCCTTCAATGTAAATATCAATCGATCCTGGCCAGTGCTTCAGGAATGACTCCAGCATTGTTTTTCCATATTTCTTATACCCTTCATCGCTGAATGAAGTGACAAATTTTATAGGTCTTGGTGACATGATTTATCCTCGTGTTGCTTGGTTCCAGGCATTACGTGCCCGTTCAGTAGCGGCCAGTGAGTCCAGATGCATCCAGCCATTGCGAAATAATATTTTCCACGTTCCACAACAATCGCCCTGTACCAGAGCAAACTCCGGTGAAGGCCCTATGTCCCTGCTAACCACATGCAGCTTAGTTGGTATCTTCCCGCACGGGCACCGCTTCAGTTCCGTCATTCTCTACCTCTGGGGATCCTGGCATCATCCAGCCTATTTTCAGGTTGTACGTGTTCTCAACCATTGGAATCATTTGGTGCTCAACCGCCCAATCATGGATCGGGTACTGCTTCCAGTCAGGTCCACGAGTGACTGACCAGGTGAATTCTCCGCTATACAGATTATCAAAACCAATCAATACCAGCTCATCGATATCCAGGCGAGTAGCCGCGTAAACGATTGCCTTAAATCCCTGTGAAGTATGTTTTTCCCCAAGGTCATCACCATGTACGCTAGGTTTCATTTTGTCATATACCACTGGATGCTTACGCTGCATCATGAATGCTTCATCCCACATTTTGCATAAAGGCGGATCAACATGAAAAGGTAGCTCACGGTTGTGCATTAACCGTTTGACACTATCCAACGTCTCCATGTTGTTATAATGTCTTGAGTCCATAAACCCCCAGTATTCGTTTTCAACAGGGATATCAATTACCCCGCCCATAATCCCCAGCGACGCACCGATGTGCGTGGTTTTTGTTCCATAATGCTCTGGCTGTTTCAGGGTTTCATGGCAGCGCTTCATGCGGATAACGTAATCAAACTTATCAATTTCCGCTCCCATTTCCTCTGCCAGCATACTCGGGCCATGCCCTACAATGATTGCTCTAGTCATTTGTACACCTCGATAAAGTTCTTGAGGTCGTTTGCCATGCGTTCAATCGCTCCAGCCTTACTCCCGTTCTCCCGGTACAGTTTGACGTGCTCACCATACCAGCGCATATGGTCAACACCAGGCTCGTTGCAGTAACGATAAGCGCAGGCGTCAGGGGTCAGGCTCCAGACCTCTGAACCGATCGCACCACAAGCATGTACCGCCGTTGTATTGGGGACGATAACCAGATCAAGGGCATCAAATAACGCCAAGCTGTGATCGTAATCCATCCCCGTAGCTTCCACCCGTTCACCGGCTTCATTGGTTATATGTGATTCAATAATGTCACTAAAATGATGTACTTTAATCCCAGTGTTCTGTTCGTGGCGTTTGAATTTGTCTGCTGCATCTTCTGTATATTGAACAGACACCAGTGTGCATTCCTGCTCCATAATCGGCAGTAATGGGGTTAATTGAGAGCTTCTGTATTGCGCGTGTGTTCTTTTGGCTCCACCAGCATAGCCAAATCCAACATAAGGCCCTGGGCCAAGATCCTTTAACATTTCGCGGTATTTCTGTGACAGGTCGCGATCTACCTGAAAATAAGGTACCTGCGGGTAGATGTTGTCTTTGCGAAACCATCGAAACAGGGACGCGATAGCGCATCGATAGTCAATCGTCCGATTTAACGGCCAGTCAATGGTGTTTTTCTTGCGGGTAGGAAATATCTCTACATTAGGTAAATGACCGTAGGTGCGCTTCATTACCCCTTCCAGACGATCGTGGCATTCATAAATTACTCGTGCGCCGGTAGCAATGACATCCCCTAGTGCACTGGCGAACATAATTTCATCGCCTAAACCCTGCTCACCATAAATAACAATCGTTTCGTCTGGTCCCAACGGTTCCCCCTCGTAAAAAGGTATAGCTTCAGGATTTTGACTAAATGCACGGGCTGGACGGTCACCGGTCAATAAACCGTAATCGTAATCTTTCCATCCTTTCTCAAATTGCCCGTCTTCCAGTAACAATAAAGCCCTGTTCCAGTGCGCCTTTTTATTTCCGGGGTTTAAGGTTAATGCTTTATCTGCCCATTCAATACCAGGTTTCGGGTTCCCTTCATTGATATACAGGGTTGCCATGTTGTTGTAGTACTCATCAGCTTCCCGTAAAGCCATGGCTTTTTCCCAGCATTCTCTGGCTTTTTCGTTGTTATGCTCTGCTTTCCATGCCGACCCGAGATTGCAGTAAAACTCTGGCTGTGGTGTGACACTTTGCAGCAAGTGGTTAAGTAATGTAATACACATCCCGTTATACCCCAACTGTAAATGAGCTGTGGCAATCAGGAAAACAAGGCTTGGTTCATCGGGAGCGTAGTTGAGTAAATCTAGGTATTTATCAATGATTTCTGGTAGTTGGCGGATATCGCCATTCTTGAATACTTTATTATGCTGCGCCTGCGCTTCATCCAGCATGACCTTTAAGGTCTTAGCCATGAATACCTCCTCGTGTGATTGGTATCAGGATAATAGCACCAAAAAACTAGCGGATACAACCCCCTTTCGAGGATTGCACCGCTAAACCATCACGAGGTATTACGTCTTAGTCTCCGCTCTTCTCAGACAGGTAACTGGTAATTACCGTGAACTGAGTCGATGCTGTACCGGTGCCGGCGCAGTCGTGCAGATTGAGCTGCAGGATTGCTGAAGCGGTCACCCGCTTACCAACATACGCCAGGTTGGTGGAATCACGCGCCATGGATATTGCATAGGCAAGCGTCGATGTTGGGATCAATGTCCCGACAATCGAACCACCTATGGTGATATTGGCACGGACTGCACCCGCATTAGCGCCCGCATTAAGTGCGGCATGGTTAGCCTGTACCCGGCAATCTACCACCTGAGCGCCTGCCGGTATGGCATGCATGGCGATCGAGGTAGAGCCGGACGCGGTTTCGTTAAGCGTATAATTCGCCACCACCACGTTGAGGCCAGAGACAATTGCTTTGCGTTGATAGGGACTGTTAACGATATGTGCCATGGCTTAGCTCCTTCCTGTCGATGTGACAGCGTTTGCAGAGTGAGCGGCGGAGACAACAATCGTTGAAAAGTCCTTGCTGTTGTAAATGGTCTTTTTCAGTCCAGCAATACAACCAGCACTAACGCCCAGGCTGTTCTTGAAGTCGAACATTTCCTCGACCCAATCCATCCGAGAAGCGCCATAACCACGACCGAACGCCATTGCGCCTGCCTGAGCACCACAAAGCACCGCGCGGCCAATCTTACTTCCACCAGTACTGTCAATAACAGGTAAGCGATAGCTTTCATGTAGCACGACGTTGTTGTATTCACCCAGGGCACCCGTGTAAATCGGGTTATTGCTGGCTGCATTCGCTGTTAACGCTGCTTTCTGAATGTCTGCCCACTCCATTGAGGAACTGTTACGACGCATATCATAACGATGTTCTGGAGTCACAAACATAACGTACTTGCCGCCTTTCACAGGACGAATAGGTGGTGTGAGTGTGGTGGCTTTCAGAACCGCCGCATCAATCAAACCAAGGCTGAATTGACAGGACGCTGTCGCCGTCATTGTTGCTTCTGACGCATGGCCATTGGCAAAAATGTGATGTGCAGTGTCTGGTGCGGTAACTGACGGGTTTCCGGTATATCGCGTGTCGGTCTGAGCGCTATTGCCTGATAACTGGTTCATAAACCAGGAATCAAATCGACCGGCCCACCAATCCTGCAAGCCCATACGGGCCTCTTCACGGATATTAAACGGGATTCGTTGCTCGGTCATCTTACCCTTCGAACGGACTGCGTGACGCAGCTGATCAATGATCATGTCGTCCGTATGGGTTACAAGCCCCTCTTCATTTCCTTCGAGTGTGTCATCACCCTGAATACCGTCACCGGTTAATTGCATCCGCAATATGATACGAATACGATCGCCGGCCCCCTTGCTGGTGTCATCCAAAACCTGAACAAGGCTATCTGAGTCAGTCCCCATGAACTTCGACGCCCAACATTGCTTGAGCGATTCGCGCATGAGTTTGCGTGACCAGAGTTTGACGGCTTCTGGGGCGTTAACACCATATTCAGTAAACATGGTATTTGCTCCTTTAGTCGTTAAATTGTCTTTGATTCAATTACGTAGAATCGCACGCCTTTGCCAATTACCGACTGGCCGCCGTTCAGGTTCTGGTTTTACGTCTCAGGTGACGCTGTTATGAAACTAGCACAGTTTCTGGCCGTGTAAAGACTAAGCGGCCTTTTCCTCTTCTTTTTTTACCGTCTTTGCCGGTTTGCTTGGCTCTTTTACTGCCTTATTTATTTCTTTTTCGCGCTCCAGGTAAAAAATACATTGATGCACCTGGTTGGTTACTGAGATAACACGCCAACGATCTCTTGCATGCTCATTAAGCACGCGCTCCATTCCTGTAGAATCACCCGTCAATCGTAATATTTTATACTCGTACATGGTTTTACTCCTTAGTAAGAACGGCCTTTACTCATACTGGCCCAGAATTTGTCAAAGTCTTCCTCTGACATCGCGTCAATCTGATCAACCGTTAACGTTGTCCCCGCTGGTTTTCCGCCACCGCCACCGCTTAATGACTGGCTGGCGTTAACACCTTTTTCCAACCTGTCCAGTTCGTCATCCAGTTTATCGGTTGTTACGGGGTCTTCCACGTCTTTATCCAGCTGGGTTGGAATATAACCACGCGCTTTTGCCAGATTATACACGGTTTCTCCGGGATTAACCCCGCGCTTCATCGCATTGGCCATCAGAGCTATCGATTCTTTGTTTAGCTCTTCAGTGATCTGTTTTTGATCAGTTATGCCTATGGCTTTCATCTCTTCGGTACGACGCTCAATTAGATAATTGAATGCCTGCGGATAATCTTTGTGATCTTGAGCGTACTGGCGAACCATGTCTGCACCGGTCTGGATCATCGTCGCGAATTCCTGCTGCTGGGATTGCAGGGTTTTTTCTTCCTCCGTTTGCTGTTGTTTGGCTTGCTCTTGAGCATCTATTCGCGCCTGCAGCTGCTCGTTTTTCTTACGAAGCGCACTGATCGGATCCTCTTCGAATTCCCGTTCAAAGTCTTCCTGCTCATTCTTCTGGGTTGTTTGTTGTTGCGCTTTTTCCCATGCGCTTAGACGTTCATCCAGTTTATCGTAGCGTGCCAGCTTTTTGTTGCTCTCCTCAATCTCCGCGCGTAATTCCTTAATAATCTCGCGTGATTCATGTAATGCAGCTAGCGGTACGGTTTTCGCCTCCGGTTTTGGTTCATCCTTGACCGGTTCTTCTTTGGTCTCTGGTTTCTCAGGTTCCACAGGTTTAGCGGCTTCCGCTTTCTCGGGTGCTGGCGGTACCGCTGCCGGTTCATCCGGTAACTGATCGTTGTCATCAAACACCTCGTGAATGTCTTCAAGTGCCATTGAATATCTCCTATTTGATTATTTTTGCTGCAGTTTCATGCGGAGCAAGTTTTGTTTTTACTTTCTCCAGTTGCGCCCTTGCTTCGTTCAGTTGAGCCTGGGTTTCGGCTTTTGCTGCTTCCGCCGCTTTGAGTCGAGCCTCTAGGTCTTTGGCTTTCTTAACATCTGGGTTATTTTGGTTGTTATTTATTAATTCTTTCCATTTTGCAATTAATGTGGACGGTAACGGTACGTAATCCAGCACTTCAGGGGGAATGGGTAAGCCAGTCTGTAACAACTGAGGAATAACATGGCTTAATATTGCGTATGTTTCCTCCCTTTGGTTCGGGCTTGAGGGTGATTCATCAACGATAATATCGTATTTCTTGGTTTGAGGGTCTTTCATTAATGGCTGATACTTTTCGGTACCATCTTGACCCGTTATACGTATCAATCGACCATCAGTCAGGTATGTTTCAATAAAATACAACAACAGGCGCCCACGTTGGCGTCGGTATGACTTAAGGTTATCGAACAGCTTCGATAAAATAGTGAGCCCGGCTTTTTTACGCTGTATCTCAAGAATCCCCGCTTGTTCGCGGTCAACCATCCCGAGTAATTCAACATTAACCCCACTGACCTGTGGTAGAGCAATGATTGCCCATTCCATTAATTTATCCAGCCCTTGAGGATATTGTATAGGGTTTCGTTCCTGAATAGCTCCACGACCTAAAGCACCATCTCTGATCAGTATCAGTGGGTTTGCGTCGTTCCACATATCGCGGGCTTCGCGTGGATTCACCAGGGCGGACTCTTCCACAAATGCCCCGCCAGTACGATTACTAGACATTATGTCCTGTATTTCGGAAAAGAATTTATTAGCCCACTTTTGCGGGTCTATCATAGCCCTTACCAATCCATACCAGTGATTTTTGGTTAAGTCTCGCTTGCCGGTAATGCATTGCATGGTGAAATGGTCCTTACAGGGGCTCGGTCCTTTTTCCAGAACCTCATCACCGCATATGAACGCCTGGTAATATTTACGACGGTAACGCTTAACGACTTTTAACCCTAATTCATCAAGCTGGTCTTTGACCTTGTTGTATTTATTCTGAGGTAAATCGAGCAATTTTCCGCTTTGAGGATCTCGAAAGGTATACATATTCTCCAGTTCATACCACTGAACAAGCAATATAAGAACTTCGTCCTCTTCCTTTCGATACCACTGCGATGCACTGTTCTCATACATCCATGACCGTGAGGCGTCATGCTCTCCTAAATCATCAGGGGAATCTATCCATGCCTCCTGGTTGGCTATATCCATACCTTTGAGTTTTGGCCATTTCATTTCCGCTTCATCTTTTGGCCAGAATCGTTCTCTCATCAGGTAACGGGAATCCATTAAGTTACGTTTTTTCGCTCTTGGATCCCATTTCATTTCGGTGTAATCAATCATCTCAGCGCCGTACACCTTACCCTCAGGATCTTCATCGTATCCAATACGGGTCTCTGTCCAACCCATACCGCAAACCAATGCAGACCAGAATGCATCACTTACTTCGTCGTAAGCGTCGGAATTATCATCGATGTATTCTGCAGCCGCCGTATAGATTTCATTTAACTTTACGTCCCCCATCTCTCGGGGAAGGTAGCGAACTTCCTGTCGATTGTTGATTTGGTGACCCTGTACCGCGCTCACTGTCGGATCAATGCGATTAAATACAATCGGCGCTCTTAAAGATTCTTCGATTTCTGCTTTCTCAGCGTCAGTAAATTGGCGGCCTGCCACCATATCAAAACATTGTTTTGCTTCCAGTCTCCATTCTCTTTGATGCGATAAAGAGTCGCGATACCAATTCCGAACCTTGGTAATAAATGCATCATATTTCGCTTCGCCGGCTACCTTGTCAGCCATGAGCTGTGTCTCCTTCTGGGCTTGTATCGGTCTGTCCGCTCTATGGCTTTTGGCCAGGTTACGATCATATCTGGATCCAGTATGCGTGCCATACAATCGAGCATGTCGTCATGAGAGCCCACTGGGAACGGATCATATTCATCATTGATAAAATCCTCGACTAAATCGTGATCTTTATTTTCATAATCAGTGTAGTAAAGGTGTTCTGGTAAGTAAAAGCGGCCATTTGAAAATAATGGAATCAGCTTGCGAATACGATCATTTTTATGCATGGTGCCGCCCAGCGGGGTAATAGCAAATCGATAGTTTTGACGCTCCATTTCAGCCTGGATCGCCTCGATATCTGATTGCTGCCCGTATTTCTCATAACCTACACCTTTGGGTGCCCATTTTCGGTGTAATCTCATTAACGTTACTGATCTTTCGACCAGGTTTAAACGATCTCTGACCATATCCGCCAGATAATAATTATTGTCCATCCCTAATGCGATCACCATAAAAACAGTGTAATCGCTTGTTTTTTTCTTTTCGCTGGCTGGGTCTACCAATATGTAATAATTCGACGTTTCGTCCAGGTCTTCATGGTAATAAAGCAACCAGTCACGCTTAAACCCTTGTACTTCATCGGCTTTAGGGTCTTGCATCATTTGGCAGCCAAAAACATACGGGCCCATCGTTCGGCGCTTCTTTGCCAGCTCCTCCGGGCTAAGTAGAACCGGCTCACCATCAATACGACCGTCTTTTGTAGCTGGGTATATGCGCGGGATTGCCGCATCACGCTGTAATAATATGCGATAGGTGTCATTGTAATTATATCGTGTGCCAATGTACCTTTCATAACCACCACGTGCCCCAAGATTCAGGGAGAGTTCCCACGACTCCGTAGTCTTGGAGATCATCTCTGGCGAGCGTGCAAAGCGCTCTGTTATTACATCGTCGTATATACGTCCAAAAAAGTGGGCACCCGTAGGCATCGAATCCACTAAACCCCATCCTTCCAACGTGGCCTCTTTCGGGTTCGCTTGCCTCTTCACAACTAAACCACCCATCAGTGACCATAATTTAGCCTCTTTCTGTGGGTTTTCATAAAGTATGTCGGGGTATAAATATTTAAGGGTCTGGTTGTCTTCCAGCTCTACCTTAATCTGATTAACGAAGTCGAGAGCTTTCCCCCGATTAAAACTGAATATCCCAATAGTCGCCTCTCTACCCCTCCATTCTGGCAATGGGTTGTCACCATGACTGGCCAAAATGTCCTGGATTGTCTTTGCAAAGGTGATGATCGTTGATTTGTAGTGCTCACGTGACCAGAGATCGAGGTAGCCATTGGGGTTAAGTTGTACTTCCCTGCATCTGTCGAACAGCCACGGGTGCTCCAGGTCCGGTCGTTTCAGCAGGTATCTCAGTAAGAAGTAAAGATCCGTTCTGCCCATCACTCTCAAATGGCTCACCCGGTCCTTCTCCGATAACTTTTTCAATGAAGCTAATAGTTTCGGATACAGTTCCATCGGTATGGAGGGTGTGATCGTGTTTGATATGGGCTTCTCTGACATCGAATTTAGATATAGCAGTTAGAACTGCGCCGACGTTTGCGTAATCATCTGATTTTATCCATTTAGCCAGAATTTGAGAGAAAGTAAGGTCTTCCTCCCGTTTAATCTGTTCCAGTGCCTCCAGAAAAGATTTTCGGATTGCGGGTGCAATATGATGTGTTGCTTTAGACATAGCATGTACAAGTTAATTGTTTGAAATATCTTTATATACCTAACGTCAAATTATTGACTTTTTGGTATTGAATATAATCCAATCAGCTCTTATAATTAAGCTAATTGTAACCCATAGAGTTATTATTTCAATGACATTTTACGCACATAGTCAAATTGAACTGAACGCGATAGTGAATAAATATACTTCACTGGGGTTTGATGTGGTTGTTACTGAATTATTATCAGGTACTGGCGCCCTGGATAGTATTTGGTGCGTGGATGTTTATTGTTCTGCTGTCGCTTAAGGCGTTGTACTTAGCTACGATTCAGATTTGTCGTTGAAATCTTCAGACGGTGTAAACCAATCATCTTTTACAATGTGTCCAATTGACTGAACGCCATTATAATCGCTTTTAACTCTTACAGTTTTACCTTTTAATTTCCCCCACTCGTTAACTCCAGCTATTTCCATAACTCGCCAAATAAAATGACCTGCAACGCTTTTTAATTTATGATGTGAAAATGACTTGGGTAGATATAAAGCATATCCGCCGAATCCTTGCCCTGATCCACCATAATCCAATTGCACCCAAGCGCTCAAACATCCGTGGTCATCGTTTGTAATTGTCGCCGATTCTATAACAGCGTTTTTTATTTCCACAATCACCTCCTGTATATGTTAATCAGATTTCTAAGTCTACCCACTCAATAGCGCCGTCTTTAAATCTAAGTTGGTTAACGGTATCTCCGCCCTCCCAGATGCAAGAGACAATTAATTCACCTTCACTATCTTTCAGGGCAGGTTCTATTATCCAACTCATAGTTGTACCGCTCCCTTCGCCTGATATACCTATATCAACAACCTCAATTATTCCGTTTTTCAAAATTCCGGTTATACCTAATGATTCACACATCCTGTATTCGACAGAACCATCGACATCCAATAATTCTTTTTCTGGGTGCCAGTCCTTTCTTACGTGCTTGAATAAAGATGCTTCAGGTATCTTTAAACCCTCTAATTTTTTAACCTTGAACATATCTATGTTATATGGCATATCATTCCTCCACGGTAGCAGCGATACATTGGGGGCAGCGTTTAAATTTTTGTGTTGAGCCATCTAAATATACTGGTAATAAATTAGATTTAAATACTCTGCAATACATTCCATCATCCCATTCCACATGACAGCAACTCTGGCAATATACCCCATCACAATCAATCGATATCTTTATTTGTGTCATGCTCACTCTCCGTTAGTATTTGTCCACAAGTAGGACATCTTTCAATACCAATGTTAAGTAATATGCTTACGTCAATCTCTAATACTTCAGCCAGTTTTATTATTTTTTCAATCGATGTGCTCGTGTTGCCACCCTCTATATTTACCAGCTGAGTCCTGCTTAATCCAATCATTGGGGCTAGCTGTTCCTGAGTTAACCCTTTCTCATTTCTGGCGTGCTTTATATTTATGCCTATTGTTCTGAGGATGTTATTTTTGCTCATGCTCACTCCACTGTTTGATATAGTCTGCTTCGGTGATCGAATCATTCAAAATATCTTTTAGGGAAGCCATCAACCATTCGGAACTATCTTTTGGCATCTTCATATCGAATTTTTCTGCTACAGACTTTCGTATACTTTCGTGATGATTCTCAACAGCCTCCATAAACCCCTTCAAATCCAAAATAGAATTAGCCACACCTAGCGCCTCCGCTTTTGCTCATTACATTATGTCCGCCATCAATCACCATTCCTGAATCTCTTTGATCTTCGGCCTGCATAATTTCCCAATCTTTAAGCTTCCTTTCAGAAACAAGCTTCCCGCCTGGATGCCGGTAGAAAAGCCATCCATGCCAGTCACTATTATCAAGACATACAACCCTTTCAGGATTAACCTGCACACGTACAAACCCTTCTTTTAGATCAGTGGTAGAATTAATCATTACTCCTCCCTATTTTTTGTGTTTGACAATCACATTCCCCGTTTTGATATGCTGGTTTATTATGTAAAGCGCAATCAGATGCATGAGTACAGTCATTTCCGCATTTGTGTTCTATCTCCCTGTGATTTTCTAACTTACAATTAATATCAAGCTCTACCATGTTGAATTTAACATAAGGCAATATTCTCTTTAGAAAATCCCCCTCGAACCAATAATATTGCCCGTCCATCCTAATCCTAATATCGATCATGTGAACATTCGGGAGAATGTCTTTTATTAATTGCTGGCAGCCAAAGTTATCTGGCACTGGTATCCATTCGTTGACCGATGCCCGTTGATCTTCTGTAGTTGCCGCCTTTTCTAAATAAGCCCGTATAGCGCCCCATGTTGATTCGTAGAATCCATGTTTATGAGTTTCGCCGTTTTCTTTCCAGTATTCCCAAAAAGCATCACAGGCTTCGTGTGATAGAGGGAGCGCTTCTGGAGTCCATTCGTTGCGGGCCCGGTATTCGAAAACATCACTAGGCTCTATCCCATGAGCAGGATCTGGAGTATCGCACCATACATAATCATCTGTATCCATGCGTATCAACCAAATGGTTTGGGGTGGTCTCTCACTCATACATCCTCCAAATAATATTAAACAGTCAAAACTTCCTTAAACTCGTTTACCTTGCCCTAGGAGTATCAGGCAACCGCTCACTCACTGGAATCCATTCGTTACGGGTGTTGAGTTTATCTAATGCGCTGCTAATGCTCGATAGCGCATCACTATACGAGCAATAGGTTATTGCTTCTGTAGCATTCTCCAAATCTTGGATTATTTCTGATAACTCACTCATACACTATCCTTCTTAGTCGGTTCAGCCGGTGACATCTCAATAATCTGAAATATGACAGGCTTCCATTTTTGCCACCACTCCAGCGCCCCTCTATCCATTGATTTTATTTTACTGTCTGTAAAATTTTTCCATTCATCTATAGCGTGATTCTCGCAGCCAATTTGTAGCCGATCATATGTATAGGAAATAGAATATTTTTCTATTTGCATTGTTTTAACCTGCACTTTGTTTCCGATGGCATTCCAAAGATTGGCATCCGAAAGATTGGCATTCCGAAGATTGGCATCCGAAAGATTGGCATTCCGAAGATTGGCATCCGAAAGATTGGCATTCCGAAGATTGGCATCCGAAAGATTGGCATTCCGAAGATTGGCATTCCAAAGATCGGCATTCCGAAGATTGGCATTCCAAAGATTGGCATCCGAAAGATTGGCATTCCGAAGATTGGCATCCGAAAGATTGGCATTCTTTTTTACTGCCAACTCGACGCATAATTTCAACGAATCACACTCAGCCTCAAACAGAACCTTACCGCTAAATCTTTGTAGTATTTTATATAGCATCACTATCCTCCAGTGCTTTCAGCTTTGCCAGAGTAGCGCTTGAATCAACAGCCATTGCTTTCCATGAATAACAATCACAAGGCATTCCGCAGTCGCACTTTAGTCCTGAAAATATTTTCAATTGCCCTCGCATCATGTTCTTGGCCTCCTCCAACACACCAACTCGCTCGGTTAGGTTTATAATCTCGGTATTCTTGTGGTCAATTAAATCCCGTTGCCTACCGGCAGTTTCAAACCAAGCCTCATATGCGTCGTTAGTATCAGCCAGTTCAGCCTGTAGGCGCTGGATTTCAGATTTAGCCAACGCAACATCACATTCGCAAGCTCTAAGCATCGATGGTAAATCATAGTTTCCACTCATCATTCATTCCTCCATTGGGTGCGTGGCTACTCGTCGGTAGAGGATATCCACTCTTGAATTTCTTCCGCCGTAGGAACTTTCCAGTTAGTTATTTGACCTGTATCTATATCAATATCTAGAATTACATAATCCCCATAATGATCCCCTGGCATGAAGCCAGGAACATAACCATCAAAATCCAACAACTCTGTCCCTGCCTCTGACTTAAGCGACCCACAGAACCTGTCACATACTTTTAAATGAAGTTTCAGCGTTTTTGCGTTTACCTTAACTATTTCCGTTGCTTCTATTTCCATAAATCCTCCTTTCAATTAGGCCATAATTAGGACATTTCTGTGTCTAGATTTTTAAATACTGCGTTACACTGGGGCGTTCTAACCCTCTGCGCTCATACTCTGCACAAATATTATAAAAATCTATTCTGGCCAGTCTTCGAACAGATTTATTCACTTGGTTTTTCTCCCGATAAAGAGACAATCGATTTGCGATTAAATGGAATTTATCATTGAGTTGCTTATTACTGAGCTTTGGCAGCTCTGGGGTTTCTTCGATTCTGCCCACATTACTCTCCTTTAACGATTTTGAAATAAATGCTCTGCCTTTTGGTGAACAGCCAGGCGCGTAACATCTTTCATGTTTTTCAATGGGTATTTGTGTTTTTGGGTTCTTCGTTCTTTCATTGCCGCTCGAACCCATTCGAGATATTGGTCAAGAGTTGCATAACCAAAATACTCCAATGCTTCAGCCCAGCATTCATCAAATTGTTCTTCTAACAATTCTTGTCGTTGATGGTATTTTTTTATATCAATATCTAAAGAATCCATATTACTCTCCTGTTTGTTACTGTCTTAATTATAACAGTCTTTAAACTTGTGTCAAGATAATCGAGGGATTATTCAAACGTTACCATTTGCCGTTATTCTCATTTTCAGGTATTGCACATCCAGACATATCAACTCTGTAAGTTGTCGTTTATGGCCGTTCTCAGACCATTCTCGCGTCTGGATCCGCCCTTCAATATAGAGCGGATCACCTTTGTTGACGTATGTCATAACACTGGTGGCTAATCGACCAAAAGCGACGCAGTTGAACCATTCCGTGTGCTCGCGCTTCTGTTTCGTCGTTTTATCATACCAGCTTTCGTTAACAGCCACCGGCCATCGGCAACCGACCCCGTTTTCAAACTCCTCAGGGGGTTTACCTACATTACCAATTATGATGGTCTTACTTACGCCTTTTGACATTATTTAACCACCCTTAAATGTCTGTAACGTTTTGCAGTGGGTTTAGTAACCAGGCGCAGTTCAATGCGATGTCCGACAGCTTTCGCGACTCTGTCTATGGTGTCTATACGAGGTGCTTTTGTATAACCCTCCAACCAGTGGTATATGGTGTTAACATGCACATTTGCCACCTCTGCTACTGATTGGATATTGTAACTAGTTAAAACGCTTTTCAGTTCTTCGTATACGCTCTTTGTGTTTAGTTTTACTTGTGGTTTCATCATCACTCTCCTCGTTTATAAACTCCGGTCTACGTCTTTGTTGAGCCTGATAGCATTGTCGCCAGCTTCACGCCATTGCTCGTTATGCTCACGATCCATTTTAGCCTTTTCCTCCAGTGTGAATATCCCGCCTTTGGTGGGCGCTCGGTTGATTTTCTGCAGTACGGCATTAGGTAGTGAGTAAAGCACCTCAGCGGCGGCCTGAAAATCATCAATCGCCAGATAGTCTTTAACCTGTTCGATAACGTCTTTGTGTTCGTAACAGACTTTCATGTACTCAATGCCGCGCATCTCAGCGTCGAGCAATACTTTCTTATCGATGATAGGCTTTCCTGTTGTATTGCCGTCATCGTCAGCGTTGGCATCTATTGAAGCTATCCCAGTAACAGCTTCAAAAGTTGCTGCTTTCAGGTATGTTGTTGTTGATTTTATTTGCTGTATTTTATTCTTTGCTCCTGACTCATCGGGGGGGCCGGATAATGTGACTTTTTCACTATGACCAAGAAAATGCGATAAGACACACGTAACATGGATAAAATCAGAATCTTGCCCGTACTCCCAATGAGCATTTAAACCGTGTGGACTTAATGCGGAATTGACCGTATTAACCAAATTAGCCAACGATGAATAATTAGACCCATACTGTTTATTAAGCATGTCTTTTATAACAACAGGGGGATTTTGTTTAAAAGCAGCGATTGCTTCGTTGTATGCTTTTCTGGCTTCGTTTTTCTCCCAGCGCTCCTGCAAGTCCATAAACTGGCGTAGTTGCTCAGTATCCACGCCCTTGTTCATAGCTTTATCCAGTAGCTGCAAAGGGGTTTTGTCGGCTGTTATTGCTCGCGGTTTTGGTGTTGTAACCAATTTTCCTGATGGTTCTCCTGATATGGCTTCTGTATTCATAATTTCACCTAATATTTTATTGAGACGTTTGGGATCTGGTTTTTTGCAATAGCCGTTACAATGGCCTTTGCTACTGCCTCTGCGTTTTTGGCATCACCTGTATCGACTTCCGACATTGCCAGCATAATGGCTTTAAC